GACAATCCACCAGCATTGGTGGTCTGGGNCCGTTNCCTGCTATCGCGAAGTCTGGTGTGTATTGATCTGACTTTGGCATCGCTGCCGCTGTCTTGGTCGCTGTCTGTTTTAATTTAGCCATTGTATTGGTGTCCTCCAAGACGGTTAACAAAGAGACACGCCCAGAGGCAGGCCCAGAGGACACGACTGAAGCCACGCCCCTGAACGCGCCTCAAGGTTATGCGTCAGTGATTATAGATACGCCACATGCATCGATGCCCTCAGACGCTCCAAGGAACGCGCTGGACACATATGCAGTGAGACCAGACTTGGCTGTTCGGTCTTGCTCAAAGAGCACCTTGCCGCCAATGTTAAGGCTGGTGGTGTCTGCTACAGCAGGCACTGTCGCATCTGCCCAGACAATGGCCCCGCGTCCAAACATGCCGCCTGCGCGATCTTGGCCAGAGTTGGCTGTTGGCACATGACTGCTGACAAAGACATCAACGCCCATGAATTGGCCTTTGTAGCCACCGCCCTTGATGACCATCTGCTCCTGTGTGCTGTCGCTCCATTGGAGTGCGCCAGTAGATGATGTGGCAAGTGCTGACCTGAGATCCCCGTACTGCACTGGATGGAGAATAGCCATGTAGCCAGATGCGCTGTCTACCTTTGCCACTTCAAGAGTCGTGATAGCATCGAGCCAGTTGGTAACGGTGAAGTTGCTTGTGGATGTGCCAACAGTGGATGAGAAGTTGTCAACCAGGTTGGCAACCAAGCTAGTGAGTGTGGCACTGTATGATGCCATGGCATCAGCAGCAAAGGCATCTGGTGAGATCAAGCCATTGGACCCTGTCAATCGGGCCAAGTCACTTGCCTCGTATGACTTTGCGTATCTTGAGACCGTGACATCCGTCGATCCATCAGTGATGACAGTGTTGGACACTGCGACACCATCAGCAGTCGATGCCAGCAGGTTGTATCCCTGAAGCCCGATGTGAGAAAGTCGGATGGTTGCAGATCCTGATCCACCGGCGTTGCCAGCATAAACCAGCGCACCATGTTGGGGCAGTGAGTTGCGATCTGCCAAGAGTAGAAGGAACTCAGCAGATAGTGCTTCCCCAATTCGGAGATCAGTGATTGCTGTGCCTGTGCTTGTTGCGTCGTAGACTACTTCGTTAGCCATTGTATTGATACCTCATAATAATAATTGCAGAGTGATTGCTTGATGGCCTCTGCGCTCATTAACGGTAGCGACACCGGACTGGCCTATGTTCTTGAGTAGCTTAACCCTTGCCCTTGACAGACGCAAGTATGGCTGTGCGCGATTCTCGATATGCTGTCCAGTCGCCTGTGCGCATTGCGTCCATCCTCAACTGCCTGATGCGCTCTGCCGATATTGGTGCGCCTGTCGTGGGTATGGTGGTGCTGTTAGTGCCGTTGTTGCTGCGTGGCATCTGTTGAGCTGGTGATGCTGGTGGTGCATCCTGCTTGGCTGGTGCTGACAGATATGGTGCCAGTGCCTTTGGTGCTGCCTCTGGGTCTGCCTTCATTGTGGTCAACCAATCTGCCAGTGCTGGCTTGTCATCACCAGTCAACCGACCATACAGATACTTGGCCACATCTCTGCCCTCTGCATCCAGCAGACCTGCACTCATCAGTGCCTGGTCTGTCTTCCAGCCATCTGCTGCTGCTGTGTGGTCCAGCTTCATCTGCTCGATGGTGCTGGCCAGTGTGTCCACTGTCGCTGACTTTTCCATCGCGCCTTGCAGTTGCGCCTCCAAATCAGCCATCGCTGTCTTCAGGTTATTGCGCTCTGCCACAACAGACTGGAACCTGTCATATGGTATTGACTTGCTGCTGTCTGCTGGTGGTGCTGCTGGTGTGCTGGTGTTGTCCTCTGCCATGGTGTGCCTCTTGCTAGGTTAGTGTTCTGTTAAGTCTGTCAATGCGCTCAAGCGCAGTCAGTGCATCTGCTCTGCTCACGCCCGGATGCAGTGCTTGATACGCCTCTGCCTTATCCATTAATCCAAGCTCCAGCATAGTGGTCAAGTGTTCACGCTGTGCTCGCATCTCCTCTGGTGACAATGGGATACCTGCATATGTGATGTGGTAGCCTGACTCTGGCAGTGCAGATCCTGTTGCCCTGTTCAACATCGCTGCCGATATGCTGATAAGTCGCAGATCGCCCTGTCTGAACATTGGCTCATATGCGCCTTGGCCCTCACGCTGCGCTGCTCTGCTCACGCTCAGTGCATAACCGCTGCGCGGATCCCCGCTCTGTCTGATCAAGTCACCACGAATGCCTGCATAGCTGGCGATGCGCCGCTCATATGCCAGCGCAGTCTCTTGCAACTTCTGACAGTCTGCACCAGCTTGCCACTGTCCGACTGTTGGCTGTCCTGCCATGTCCTCTGATGGTTGCAGCACCAGCACTGTTGCAGGGTCTGTGACGATAGCAGTGCGCCCTGCGCCATCGCCATCCTCATCCACATAGCCCGCGCCTGGTGCCTGTAATCCAATCATGTATCTCTGTGGCCAACTGCTCTGCCTGTAACTATGTGCCAGCATGCAGTAAAACACAGCAGCAGAGAGTGATCCTTCCACCAGCTCACGCCACTCATAGGTGTCCCAGAGCGTAGCAGTCTCTGCTGCGTGGTAGATGGTATAGGGCACAAATGGTCTGCCATCTGCATACTTGTATGGATAGTTAGCACCAATCATCGCATCCACGCCCAGATACTGCTTCGTGACATCACCACCATCTGATGCCAGTATTCGATAGACTGGCGCATCTGGGTTGCTAATATCGCACTCATCCCAACACCATGCATATTTGCCGGTATGTGGATTGAGCCTCTGTCTTGATTCTTTGATCTTGACTGGTTGACCCGGATCATCTGGATGGCTTGCTGCTATCACTAAGTCTGGGAACACTGGACGGTATGTGAGTCTGTTGTCTGCTGTGATCTCAACACGCACCAGCATCTCACGCAATCCAAGTGTGTCACGCTGCACCCTTGCCATCAGGTTGAATAGCCCAGACTCCTCAATAGCAGCGGATACTGTGAGATCACCAGCATCGTGTGATATGGTTGGCCACTTACTATAGAGACTGGACAAGCCAGTGCAGACCACGCGCAGAATGTTGGAACTCATATCGATGCCCCATGCCTCTCGTCTGATGTCACCGATCTGTGCTCTCAGTCGTGCCTGTAGATCCTGATCCCAACTGCCATATAGCAAGCGCCTGCGCATCCTGGTGTGCTGCCATCGCCTGTGCTCGGTTGGGTCTGTTGGGACTGGTGGCGATGATAGGCCTGTCAAACTGCTCATTGATGATCTCCTCGATTAGTAAACATATAACCCACGACCCATCGTAGCGGCACCACGCATCGACCATGGCCAGCACGCATACCTGACTGCATCGACAGAGTCTTTGGCATCGCCATCCTTGAATTGAAAAGTAGACAAGCCAAAGATAACACGCTCACACCTTGGATGGACTGTAAAGTGCCCATCGCGCAGTGTCGCTCTGTGTAGCCACTGACATCCACGCCAGACAGAGCCTCTGCCACCGCCTCTGCCTGTCTTCGCTTGACGGATTGATGGCACCAGTGGCACGCCTCGTCTGATCTGCATCTTTTTGCAGAGTGCTCTGGTCAACTCTCTGTTTGACTTCCTGCCCAGACCATCTGCTCTGCCTCCATATGCCTTGTCTCCATATGCGTGATCTAGATCCTTCCACTTGAGTCCATTGCGATTGAGCATCTTGATGATAGCAGTGGCATCTTGGTCTGGTGTCGTGTCGCCATCTGATGGTGCCTCGTCAATCACATGGACCTTGCTGAACTCACCAGAGTTATCGACTGCCACCAGCACTGCTATCTGTTTGAAGTTGCGACCGCTGCCATGGTCGATGCCGATACTGAGCTTGACATCTTTAGTGGGTATCCAATCAGTGACATGTACTGACTTGCTGAATGCCTCAAAGACTGGTGACTCTGTCCTGGTCTCCCACTCACCATCGAGCAGCACTGGTGCAAACCGCTTGAGAGTGGTGCGCCGCTGCTCATCAATCCACGCCTGATCGAGTGGTGCGCCACCAGGCAAGCACAGTGGTCTGGTGCTGCCCACTGGGATGAAGTTAGCAGGCTCCATCCGCGCATGCACCTCTGCCAGTATGCCATCCTCAACCAACTCCTTAATCCATCCACATGGCTTGTTGATCGGCGTTAGTGTCATTATCAATCTGCCTGCATTCCTGATGAGTCGCCTGTCCAACTCTCTGTATGTGTCAACGCCACATGGCTCATCGATATGGACAAAGTCAATGGTTGCGCCTGCCAATGCCTCTGCGCCTTGGTTGGTCGTTCTGAACCTCACCACGCTGCCATTGACAAAGACCACCGCCGGATTGTCTTTGCCGAATCCTCGCCTGCTGTCGAATGAGTTGCTGCTGCGTGATGTGAGTGCAGACTTTGGCACCAGCTCATGGAACTTGCGCATAATGGCCACTGACTGTGAGTAGCTTGTGCAGACTATCCATGCCTCAACTGGTGGTGGCTTGATGGTGTGCTGATATGTGCCAAGGCAGACATGTATGACCTCTGCGAGACCGCACCAACTCTTGCCCAATTGATTACCCGCTCGAAACAGCTTGCGTGGTGCATCGAGATCGTGGAATGCCTGCTGTGGTTTGGTCCACTTAACGAACGGCAGCAGACCATCATCTGTCCTGCTTGCTAGGTCTCTGGTGTGCTCACGCAGTGACCTGAGTGCAGACATGTTCAACCTGTCACTCACCCTCGACCAATGCAAGCCGTGGTGCGCCAACACGGTCCTCACATGCCTCCATCAACTCCTCCACCACAGAGACTGGCAGCAGACTGATGGCAGCACGCAACTCATCCACGATCTGATCGTCTGTCAGTCTGTGCTCCTCGATGCGCACTGCATCCTGTGCTGCCTTCATCTCATCAAGCTCGGCACGCAGTGACAGTGCCTGCCTGCGCAGTGTGGCCACTGCTGTCCAACTGTTTACCTCGCGTGCTCTGTCCATGTCGTTGTGTGTCTCTGCCAGTTGCCGTTGCAGATATGTGACCCTCTTTTGTCTGCTGTGGCGTTGACTCTTATTTTGCCCTGGTTTGCTCATAATGGCCCCTTGCTTGCGTCCTGTACTGTTGGCTGTGTTTGCACTCGTCTTTGCTGTTGCTCTTATTTTCTGAGCAATTGCGCGCGCGAAAGTCGGAGGCAAGAG